TAATACATTGTCATTGAGGTAGTTATCGTTCTCTAAAACATCTCTCTGAAATTGATACTTTGTCTCGTAATAAGACATCATGGTTTTATTAGGACATAATTCAAGAATAAACCTATCACAGTCCTTTACATTCCATGTCTTGCTTATCTCGTTACTTCCTGTATAGGTTTTCCAATCACTCTCTACGTACTTTACACGCTTTCTCTTATATCCTTTTAGTGGTTTAAGAGTTCTTTTATGTTTAAGTATCTTCTTTCCTATGTATCTTTTACCTGTTGGTAAGTGATGTATCTCGTAAACGAATCCAACAATGCCCTCTGTAAAATCAGATAATTCAGCATACTTCTTAAATCCAAGTTTATTATCCACCCACATATTAGTTGTATATTAAAGTTAAACGCAATCTCACGAATAGAAAGTAAAAAGAATAATCAATCTCAGTTACATCATCCTCTATAAAAACTTCTCTTTCAACACCTAGCATGATAGCTTCTATCTCTTCTAGGTTCAATTCCCATGCTCTTAGTTTCATATTACTTGTCTATATGGTTTAAAAATAACTCTCCTGTCTTCGAGTCTATACTTGCTATTGCTTTATATATCTTCTTAGAGTTCTTTTTAGACCTTTTACGGGCTTCTTTTGTAAATTCCTTACCCAAGTCTACGTTGTCTCTATCTAGCTCTAACAAAGCGTCTAATCTTTGTTGTTCTGTCGCTCCTGATTTCAGGATGTACTATATTTTTTCTTCCATTATACTGAGGTTTTAGTTTTTTATATTAACATTCTCTAATAATTCTCATTCTTTGCGCCAATACCCATGTACCCCCCTGAGACTCAGGTCTGTCGTACAGTTCGCAGTTATCAACCTCTACCTCTACCCATACTCTGCCTTTCTCAGATAAATGGGGAGCACTTTTTTCAAGTGTGCAGTGCCAACCTTTTCTTTCTGCGAATCCTTTCCTTGGATGAAATTCAGCATCCATCCAAACACCAATAGGTATTCTGCTTTTCTTGTTAATGAATAAGGGAGATAAACTTCCATCTTTCATTTTTCTTATCAATTTATATGCTTTCATGCTATTTGTTTTTAAGGTTGTTTAAAAATTCTCCTATTTTTTTGTTGTGCTCAATCATCTTGTCTAGTTCTGATTGTTCTTTGATAGGTTCGGTTTCTTTTGGTCTTGGTGTGCCTCCTGTATTGCCATCTGAATCTTCCCAAAAGGTTATTTCTCCGCTTTCGTTACGCTCGCATCTTTCCCAAGACTTATATAAATCTTCGTAAAAGATTACATTTCCGTTTTTGTCGTAAAGTTTAAAAAGTCCTTTGGTAAAATTGTGTTTAAAAAATCCTGCTAATTTCATAATGTTATTTGTTTTTAAGGTTGTTTAAAAATCCGTTAAATTGATTGTTTGCATTATTGTAAGTTTCAGCAAGTTCAATGCCTTTTGATAGTCCTTGGCAAAACGCTATTATTTCATCGGTTGAAGGATTGTTTTCTTTAGTGTAGTTGTCTAATGCTCTTTCGTGTGCTTCTTTAGTTAGTACCATGTTATTTGTCTTTAAATGTTAGAGTTACAAATGTAAGTATTTATTTCCATACAACACTAAACATTTGTTTATAAAAAAAGAGGCTGCTAAAAACAACCTCTAATTCCGATACAAAACATGAATCTACTTAAAACAAACACTAAAAACTTACACTATACAAATATAGTTATTTAACACATATAAAGCAATAACATATGTTAATAAACAATATACTTTCCTCTCTCTATGGTTCTACCGCACAAGTATTGAACAGCGTACCTAGCAGCATCTATTCCGTGATTCCAAAGGTCAATAGGAACTGATTTACCGCCCTTAGACGCTTTTACTTTCCAAGCGTAGTTATTGAACTCTTTTATTAAATTAATACTCTTAGAATCTATTATTATATGGTAATCTTGCATTATAGCAATACCTTTACTTATACTGTCAGGGAATTTTAAGGTAGGTGTCATATTAAGCCCTGTTGCTCTAAGACTTTGCCATAACCTAGGGTCTGCATTATCACACACAATAAGACTGTCTTTTGCGTATCGCCTGTTTGCGTGTTCTAGTTGTTGCGCTGTCATGTTAGCTTCGTACAAGTGTTCTTTGAGCCATATGCGCCTTGTTTTTTTGCATACAGAAACCTCAACAAGTGTACTAGGGTCTTTGGAGAAACCATAGTCTTGACCAAATATAGAATCTACATCGTTTCTGAAGTCTCCTATTTCCCAATCTGTAAATATAACACCTTCTGCTCTGTTTCTCCAACCTCCTAGTATTTGATGCTTGTATTCATCAGGTCTATCTATACGCATCCTTTCAACATCGTCTATAAACTCTTCATTAAGATTTTCTAAATTATCTAGGTACGTTGTGTGGATGTATGTCACGTTTTCTTTCTGACCGTTAAAACCACCCTGAACACCTCTCGCTTCAAAGAATTTACCGTGAACGAAGTGTTCTTTGGTTGCAGGATTCATTATAATTATACATCTATTTTGAATCCCTTTTGTCCTTATAGATAGGTTTATGTCGTCAAACTTCTTCTCGTCTACAAGTTCTTCTGCTTCGTCTAAAACAAAGGTAGTAAGTCCGTTTATAGACTTCAAGTTAGCTGTTTGGTCTCCTGACGAAGTTTGAATACCCGAGAACATTATAACACTTTCAGTCATCTTATTTATTATCTTGTCCTTTGTCACTGTAAATACATCTTTCAATCCCATTAGTTCTATTTTCTCTAAAAACTCAGGTATAATAGATTTCTCAGCAGACTTCATTGTGTATCTAGTGTAGAGTATCTTGTGTCCTTCTTCATAGGTAAGTAAAAGAATACCTACCGTAGCTCCAAAAGACTTACCACTACCTCTTCCTCCTGTTATTATAAAGTATTTACCCTTGTTTCTTAGCAGAGGTTTATACTTTGGGTGTAGTTTTACATTATTCATTGAGAGGTTCAGGTTTAGGTGTGATGTCAATCGTGTTATCATCTTCTCCTAAGAAAGATATAAGAGGTATGTTTGTCGTTTGTTTAACCTCCACTTCTTTGTGCTCTCTTGGTTTTCCGTAATTATATTCTAGTAACTTAACCAAATGAGGAAACGAACCATCCTTAGCTTTCTTAGCTATCATTCTCCACATCTTATCCTCACTACCAAACTCTTTTCTGATAGCTGATATAGATAAAGTTCTTAGTTTTTTTTCTGTGATTTTAGGTGGTCTTCCTGCTCTTCCTTTGGTAGAATGACCTCCATTGTTGGCTCTACCGTCTTTTTTCTTATCTTGTTCCATACAAAAATAACTAAAAATTAATTAATTGTTTTGGAAACAGTATTTTCCTTAAAAAACCTTTTACTATAATTTATAGTTTAGAATTAAAAATAGGTAGCCCTAATAGTGTAACGTTTGTTAATTTTTAGAGTAGTTTTGATTAACTGTTCTCTATAATAATTTCAAAGGTAGTGAAAATTCTTGACATATTCAAGTTTATTTCAAAATTATTATACTATGTTTATAAAATCGTTGTTTATTTGTGAGAACGAAATAATATACTTACATTTGTTGCATAACAAAAAAATAAACATATTAAAATTATGAAAGTTAAACTATTAAAAAGATTTAGAAAAAAAGTCCCTATTTATTATTCAAGGTCAGAAAAGAAAGTTTATGATTCTGCTAGTGGGAAAGAACTAGAAGGTAAATTTATAGTAACATGTCCTGTCAAGTGGATTAACTATCATTGTCGCAGTAAAAAAATTGCTTTATATGAAAGAAATAGAGCTATATTAAGGCTTTTAGAAGATTATAGAGTTAAAAATTATCGCACAGAAAGAAAATTAAAATTATAAAAACAAATAATCATGAAAAAAGAAACTAAAAGAACAATTATCGACGGAGTAGTGGCAATAATACTATTTGCTGTATTTTATTACACATTATGGGGTATGTATATCCTTTCACATTAATAACGCTTTAAAACAATAGAGAGATGGTAAAAACAAGCATAGAAAAAATATCAAGAGAAATAGGATATGACATAGGTCATTCAGATGATGTAACACAGTCCAATCTTATAAATGGATTTAGTAAGGCAATAACGCAGGGATGCGGGAATGAAATAGATACGCAAATTTGCTACATTGCTGATAAATTAACTAAAGAATCTAAGGAGGTTATAAAATTACTTTATGAATATAGCAAAATAGACAACTAAAACAATAGAGAAATGGAAGAAATTATTAAATGGAAATTTGTAAACAAAAGAGTTTACTTTGCTTCGATTTTGTAAACTTATATATTAACTTTAAAACAATAGAGAGATGAAAACATTAGAAAAAGTCAAAGAATTGGTACATTGTCTAAAAATGTATTCGAGAAAAGTAATAAAAGAGTTATCAAATTTGTATGATGTTTTCTGTATTTTGGTTTGTATGATATTTATTTTCGTTGTTGGCATTGTGCTTGCTGTTGTGCTTGGTTGGAACTTTGGCAAAGTTATAGGACTTATATTAAAAACAATTATTAATATTTAAACAATAGAGAGATGAAAGAACTAAAACTAGAACATATTGCAGGATATTTGCCTTGGGGGTTGAAATTTATACACAACGGTGTTGAACTTGAGTTTATTCGTATAAAAAAAACATATACTCACAAACCAATTCTTAAACCAATGACAAAAGAAGTGTTGGAAGAGGTGTTTGGAAACATGAACATAAGTACCATACATCTCAACATTTCATGTGTTATAATATCTTTTAATACAGACACAAATAGAGAAATTTATTGGATTAAAAATCACGGAAGTCTTGACAACTGCCCAAAATGGATAATAGACAGATTCCACAAGCACCACGTAGACTATCAAGACTTAATTAGTCAAGGTTTGGCAGTAAATGAACTAACTTTAAAACAATAGAGAGATGAACTACACACAACGACCTCCAAAACCATGTCCACCGAATAACCCACACTGTCAGCCTCCGTTGCCGATTGACGATTTTATACCGATGCTTTTGTTTATGGCTATTGTGTTCGGTATTTATAAACTAACTAAAAATAAATAAGATGAAAAAAAATGTAACACTTTTAAAAACATGGTCAGGTAAAGGATTTCCTAAGAAGTTTTGGGAATACAACCTAAACCCAATAACAGGATATTCTGAATCAAATAGAGAAGAATGTGTAAAAAAAGAGCTAGGAAAATATTATCAGAAAGTTGAATATTTATAAGCAATTCAATAGGGTCTATGAGCAATTCAATAGGGGTGTGATTTTTCGCATCCTTATTTTTTTATGTCTATAAGCAATTCAATAGGGTCTATAAGCAATTCAATAGGG